AGATTTATTTATTCAGGTAAAAGTTATAAAATTAATTCAATAGAGACAGATTTTTACACAGGTAAATCAGAGATAGAGTTAATTAACGACTACGTTAATATTCCTATTGACTTTGAAGCACCAACTACACCTACAAATGTACAATTAGTTCAAGGATCAGAGACCTCTACAAGTTTCTCAAAAACTTGGACTGCTTCAACAGATAACGTTGGTGTTGTAGGTTATAATATAGACTTAAATCAAGGAGATATAATTCTTTCAACAGGTAATGTAACAACATATGAAATAACAGGATTGTCTGGAGGAACTCAATATTCAGTTAGATTAAGTGCGTTTGACGCATCAGGAAATGAGTCAGGTCTTTCACCTGCTTTAATAGTAAATACACCTCAATAATGATAAGAGAAACATTAGAATTACTAAGAAATAACGAGTGGTTAATTGAAGACAAGGATGTTAATATAGCTAAAGGACTATATGAAATGCCTTCAAGTTTTAGAGAATTAAAAACAAGTATAAAAAGAAAAAAACTAACAAGATAATGGCTGAACAAAATACAATTTTTTACAAAATAGAAATACACGGAGAAGAAGGTTTAGCGACTATCCGTAATATGGAGGGTCAGTTTGTAAAAACAAAAGTACCTGTAGAAAATTTAAATTTAGAAATGTCTAAGCTAAACGGCACTATGTCTTTAACGACAAGTGAGGCTGGTAGGCAAATGGCTAAACTTAATAGATTAAGAGGTAATGTTCAAATTAACTCTAAAGAGTATCAGAATTTAACCAAAAGTATGAGGATGTATCAAAAGCAATTAGATATGTCTACAGGAGCTACAGGTTCAGCAACATCTGCTGCAATGGAACTTGGTAGGGTTATATCTGATGCTCCTTATGGTATTCGAGGTGTTGCGAATAACTTGTCTCAGTTCGCTTCTCAAATGGCTTTTTCTGCTAAATCTACAGGTAGTCTTAGGTTGGCAGTAAAAGACTTGTTTACTGCTTTAACAGGTCCTTTAGGTATATTATTAGTTATTCAAGCAGTTATATCAGCAATAGAAAAAATGTCTATGGCTAAAAAGGAAGCTAAAGAGGCTTCTGAGAAACTTAACGAAGCATTAAAGAAAGAAGTTGAAACTCTTGAAGGTTTTGATGCTATTTTAAAAAATGTAAACTCAACAGTAGAAGATAGGAATAACGCTATAATAGCAGCTTCTATTAAGAGTAAAGATTTTAGAGAGGCATTAAAAGACACAAATGGCTCATTAAGTGAACAGGAAAGAGCAATAAGGGATGTTATAAACGCAAAGAAAGACCAAATAACCTTAGATGAGAAATTAATTAAGCTAAATAAATTAAACGAACAACTTAAAGATGAAGTTAGAAGTTTAGATGAATTAAATGAAAGATTGTCAGTATTAAAGGAAGAGAGGAAAGAGGAGTTAAAAGGTGTCGGAGCTGAAAGAGCAAGAGCTATAATTCTATCTTATCAAACAGAACTTGACTACTTAGATGATACTATAGTTAAACTTGAGGACAGAAAAGGATTAATGAAAGAGATTACAGACCTTTATGTTATTCCGAGAGAGGTAATTGAGGGTTCTGTCGAATGGTATAAGAAAGAAATATCTTTAGCTAAACAAAAAAGAGACCAAATTTCTGAAGACAACAAAGTCTATAAAGAACAGACAGAGATAATTGAAAAACTTAAAAAAGAGTTAGAAGCTATAACAGGTGTAGATGGTGGAAAAACTAAATTGTTAGAAATTGATGATTTTGATGAAACTGCAAAAACCTACGAAAAAGAACTAAGTAAATTAAATGAAAAAACAGAATTATTAGATGCTAAAAGCGAGGCAGAGAAATTAGAGATAAAAAAGAAATATCATTTAGCAAGATTAGATGCTCAACATACAGAACATATAGAAAAGTACGAGCAAACTGCTGCTGAATATAAAGCTGATTTAAAACTTTATTTAGAACAACAAGTATTATTAGACAAGATGTCTCAAGAAGATGCTAATAAGAGATTAGCTATTTTCGATTCAAATACTAAAACTCAAATAAAACAATCTAATGATAGTTTTGAAATATTAAGAAGTATAACAAAGAAATCCTACGACAACAGAATATTAGATGCTTTATTTGCAGGTCAAAAGTTAGCTGGTGATGGAAAGACACAGGCTCAAAAAGATTTAATAGACACTCATAGACATTTAAAACATAAGGCAGAGCTATACGCTTCTTATGCTGATACTGTTAAACAAGTTTTAGGAAGTATAGGGGACTTTATTGGTGCTGAGTTTGAGAGAGAGTTAGTTACTGAGGAAAACAGAAATAACGAATCAAACAAGATTTTAAACGATAGATTACTTAATGAAAATCTATCTAAAGACCAAAGAGCTGATATTCAAAATCAAATTGCTCAAAACGATGAGAAACTAAGGGTTAAGAAAGAGAAAATAGCTCGTAAGCAATTTAATGTAGAAAAAGCATTTAAGATAGGTATGGCTTTAGCTGATACTGCTTCTTCAGCACTAAAAGCATATGGCTCACAAATAATAATTGGAGACCCAACATCTATTATTAGAGCTGCTGCTGCTGCTAAAGTAGCAACTGCTTTCGGTTTAGCAAATGTAGCCATGATTGCGAGAAGTAAATTTCAAACGGCAGCACCATCAAAACCTGCTAATCCAAGTCTTGGTGGTAGTGGGGAAACATCTGAACGTGCAGAACCTTCGTTTAACATAGTGGGTAGGTCTAACGACAACTTACTTATAAACGCTATACAAGCACAATTTGGTAAGCCATTAAAAGCGTATGTAGTATCAAGAGATGTTACTACTCAACAACAGTTAGATGGTATGATCGTAGGTCAAGCAGGTACTTAAAATAAAACAAAATACAACAAGTTAAGTTAACATAATATAAAGAAGTTAAATATGGAAGGATTAGATACAATAGAATTGTTTATAGATGAGTCAAGAGAAGAGGATGGTATTGAAGCTATCTCTTTAGTTGAGTCTCCTGCGATAGAAGAGAACTTTATTGCATTAAGTAAACATAAAGTAGAGTTCAAAACAATAGATTCTGATAAAAGAATTATAGTTGGACTTGCGTTAGTTCCAGACAAGCTGATATACAGACGTAGAGGCGATTACGAATACAATATAGTATTCTCTAAAGATACTGTAAGAAAAGCCTCTGAACTATACTTAAAGCGTCTTAAAATAAACAATGCAACATTAGAACACGATGATCAAATGACGAGTGGTGTATCTGTGATAGAATCTTGGATAGTAGAAGACCCTGAGAAAGACAAAACTGCTTTATATGGATTAAATGCAGTACAAGGTGCTTGGGCAGTTACTATGAAGATAGATAACGATGAGGTCTGGGAAGATGTGAAAGCTGGTAAATACTTAGGATTAAGCATAGAAGGTATGTTTAGCGATAACGTAGAGGATGTTGAGGAGATAGAGGCTGCTGATGTATTAGAGCAAATAAAGAATATGCTTAAACAAGAATTAGTAGAATACCCTCACTTTATGTATGATCCTAAAAGTGGTGCTAAAGTAAAGATAATGAATGAAGAGGAGCATGAAAAGTACAACAAAAAAGGTTGGGTGCATGATAAACCTAAAAAATACAAAGAACAAGAGTTAGAATCTTATAGTGATTACCCAGAAAGTGCAAAGAATAACGCTAAGAGAGCGTTAAAATACAAGAAAGAGAACGGAAGTTCTTGTGGTACAAGTGTAGGATGGACAAGAGCTAATCAATTAGCAAGTGGTAAATCTATAAGTAGAGATACTATTGCAAGAATGGCATCATTCAAAAGACATCAGCAACATAAAGATGTACCTTACTCGGAAGGATGTGGAGGTATTATGTGGGATGCTTGGGGAGGAACAAGTGGAGTTGAATGGGCGATTAGAAAACTAAAGCAAATAGATAAATAATATGAGAGCAGTTTATTGCAAATGCACAAACACTTACTCTATAAAGTGTGATAAGAATAAAAACAATAGCAAGTGTAAGTCACCTGATTACTGGAAGCAAGGTATAGGCTCTATTTATAAGGAATCAGAAGAGTAAAATAAGACAGTAAATTTTTAAATAGTTATATTAATATAAACCAATAAGTATGAAAGCAACAGAAATCCTTAACAATGTTAAAGACCTTTTAAATCTTTCTAAGGAAGAATTGAAAGTTGAAGACATCGCAGTTGAAGAGTCAGTAGAGTTATCTACAGAAGAAGTAACTGAAGAAGTTAAAGAGGAAGTAGAAGAAGTTGTACTTGCTGAAGAACCAGCAGAAGAGGTTGTGATCGAAGAAGAAGTTGAATCTCCTTCTATGAGTTACGCTACTTCTGAAGAGTTATCAGCAGTAAAAGCAGAACTACTTTCTATGATTAAAGCGTTAATCGAAGATAAGCCAATGGGTGATGTAAAGGACATTCCAGAGGAGTTATCAAAACAAGAAGAAGTTGAATTATCTGAAGATGTAGAAGAAGTTGTACACTCTCCAGAAAACTCGATAGAGACTAAAAAGAATTTATTATCAAACCTAAATCAACCTATGACTACTGAACAAAGAGTCAATAGAATGTTATTTAATTAAAAATTGTAAACAATGGCTACTACTACAAGTATTACTACTACTTACGCTGGAGAATCAGCAGGGAAATATATTTCTGCTGCATTATTATCAGGTAACACTATCGCAAATGGTGGATTAACTATTCGACCAAATGTAAAATTTAAAGAAGTTGTAAAAAGATTAGAGTTAGACGGTATCACCAAGAATGGTACTTGTGACTTTAATGACACTTCAACTTTGACTTTAACTGAAAGAATCCTTGAACCAAAGGAATTACAAGTTAACTTAGAACTATGTAAGAAAGATTTCCGTTCAGATTGGGATGCAATCTCAATGGGATATTCTGCATTTGACAACTTACCATCTTCTTTCCAAGACTACTTAATCTCTTATGTTGCTGCTAAAGTAGCACAAAAGAATGAGCAGAACATATGGGCAGGAGCAGATGGAGAAGG